CCCGATAAACTGCATACTGTGCAGCGATACATCAGTCCATACCAGTGTTTCACGGTTTGTTTCTACAGCCGTTACAAACGTTGTGCCTGCACCTAATCGTAAGTCACCTGCTGTGTTGGTGGGCGTTGATGCCCAGTCAGTAAACGATTCTTGTGCACTGAAGCGTATTAGCAGCGGGTCTTGTACACCGGGCGATGTTTCGCTGTCACAGCCAAAGGCAAGCACATGCCTGTCCTTATCTGATACGAGCACTTGTTTTGCAACCTGTGGCGCGCTGGTGGCACCAGTCACACCAGTGATCAACGCAGCGCGTGTGCTAGGGGTAGTCGCATCCCAGTAGTATATTGCGCCATCCCGCACGTTGATGAGCAAGTCCTCACCAAAGTTGTCGTGTGACCATAAGCGTAGTGTGCCAGTGGCGATTGATTGGGTGCTTGCTGAACCCCAGCCATCTTCACCCCACGGGCCAGCACCCCAACCGCTGCCGAGTACGACTGTATCAAGCCCAGTGTTGATTTGGTAGGCTGCTGTTACAGTGCCGCCATTGCCAGAGTCACTACTGTTTGCAGTTACACTCAGCGTGATTGTGTAAGCGTTGGCACTTGTAATTGCAGTAATTTGGTGTTCAGCATTCAACACATCTGCCGTCACGTTACCGCCCAGCGCAGTTGCGCCGCTGAATGTAACAAAATCGTTTGCAGCAGCGCCGTGCGAAGTATGAGTAACAGTCAACGTTGTAGAACCGTCGCTAATGGCAAACGGGCCAGATAGGCTAGTTGATATGCGTATAGGCGTAATGTCAGTGAACGCACCGCCCGATTGCAGATAGTATTTTAAGTGCGTGCCAACACCGATGTGTGTAGTGCGATCAAGCGTTACAAACGGATGTAGCGCCCTAGCTGTACCAAGGAACTGATTGTTTGAGTTTTTGATCCAGCCACCTATCTGTTCAGGGTAGCCATCACGAAAACGCACACGATTACTGTCGCGATAGCCACCCTCGTTTGAGTAGGCAGTGCGCTCGCGGTTAACACCCGGCTGGAACTGTAGCTTGGTCAGCGGCATTTACTTCTTCTTTTTGCTCATCAAGTCTTTATCAGCTTTACGCGCTCCACCTTTGCCAGACACGAAGCTGTTGACTCGGCCACGCGCCCATGCATCCATACTGACATTCCGGCTACCTGAGCTGAGGTAGGCGCCTTGGCCTCGCCGATACACAGAACGTAGCTGCCCTGGCGTAAATCTGCTCTTAGCTGCTTTGTTCTTGATAAAACTTTCAGCGGCGGCGCTGAGTGGTTTTCTTCTTTTTGCTTGTGGACTTTTTTTTGGCTTGCTGGGCACGGCTCTTACTCACTGCTGCAATGTCAATATACTCACCACGTTTGTACTTTTCACGCGTTGACAGTATCTCAGCGCGCTTTGCAGAAGGGTTTTTTGCACCAGCAAGGTACTTAGCTGATACCCTCTGTTTCTTACGCATCAGCTTGGCTCCGTTGGCCAGGTGATGTTAGCCGGATCACTCTGCTTAGTAATGTCACGTAATTGCTGGCGGTATGCGCGCCACTCAATTTGTTTACTGCTGCTCAGCTGTGAGTCAACAACCTGTGTCCAATCACTTTCGCTGAGCTTTTCGTTGCGTGTAAGGCGCACAGCAGCCCACTTCTGGTTCGCTGCGTAAGTGGCAGCACTGGCCATATATGTCTGCTTTGCAGTAGTGAGCACATCTTTTGTGACTGGCGCATAAAAGTGGTTAGTGTTTGCTATGTAACAATCGTGCAACTGCGCACCAGCAAGGCTTGCAAGAGCCTTGAGGTCCCAATCGAGTTCAATTGTAACGTAATTTGAATCGCTCATAACTACCCCAGAATCGTCACGCTTACTGTGCAGTCAACCGTAGCCGTGCCAGAGCCAGATGTATTCTTGGCAAGCAACCCAACACCAATACGCCTTGGGTTACTGCTGGCATCGTTGGATGCAAGCGGCATCTCAAAAACCTTACTGACGAACGGCGCGCGACGGCTGTTCATCACCGTCGTGCTGTCATCAACATGGTGTGCCAGCAAGTTGAACTTGTTTGATGAGCCAATACCAGGTGAGTCACCAACGCCAATACCACCAAATACCTTGATGCCAGCCGTTGCCACAGAATCGGCAGTGGTCATTGATGCAGTGACTAATGCAAACTTCACATCGTCAGGCAGCGTAAAAAAGTCTGTTGAGTGGTCTGCAATACTGCTGGTATCAAACTGTATATCGGCACTAGCAAACGCAAATTGTGTGACTGTATCATGTGCCAAGGTGATTTGATTTGTAGTCACTACACACCCGCGCAAGCGGTTGGTGCCGTTGACCAGTATAAAGTCTGTGCCGTCGTATATAGCAGAGTAGATACCGCCACTTGCTAACTCACCGCCAACTAACGTCTCGCCATACACAGTCTTTATAGTTTTTGCACCAAGGCTGTTTACATTCAGTGTGGCCGACCCTGTGTTTATATGGTTTGGCTCAAAAAACACACGTACACCGGCGGCATAACTGCCGAGTGCTGGGCTTGGCGCGACTGCATATACATTGCTACTACCAGTAGTGACGGCATAGCTGCCTGTGAACGGGCTGGCTGCAACTGTTTGCGTTGAGTTATCAGGAAACTTGAAGCCACCTGTGCTGCTGAAAATTACACCGCCAACTTCTAGGGGCACAGTAGGGCTAGCTTGGAGCACACCCACGCGGTTGTTGGCAGTATCAACCTTGAGTGTATTAGTATCAATAGTAACATCACCACTGCCAGTGATAGTGCTAAACGCTCCCGTGGTAGCACTGTTCGCTCCAATAGCAGTACCGTCAATAGCACCACCATCGATGTTGACATTACTAGCACTGATGCGATCAGTAAAATCTGATACGGCTGCTCCAGAACCTGCTCCGTCAGCATAAATTATTTTGGTCGCGCCAGGTGGCACAGTCACGTTTGCACCAGAACCTTGCGAGAAAATTATGTTCTGGCTACCACTGGTGTTGTTGTACACAAAGTATAGCTTGTCCGCATCGTTCGGGCTGATAGTGATAGTATTGGCGCTTGAAAGCGTGCCGCCGAACACCAGCACTTTGAACTGCCCATCAGACAACGAACCATCACTTGTAGTCAATGTATGGCTGGTGCCTGTCAAGGTGACAGCGCCCACACCGTTCAAGGCACGGTCAATGATGTCAAAGTTTGTGTTTGTAGTCGTACCCCAAGTGCCAGACTGCGCACCTGTGACAATTTTTTCAATCCCAGTATTGCCAGTATATGTGCTCATCAAACACCCCTATGCGGCGATCTCGTTCCAAGCGGTACTAATACTCGGTGCAATCTCGCCCCACACATTAGTAGTTTGATTATCACCTACATTGCCTGTAGCAACAAGTCCCGTGACAGGTACGAGCGCACTCTGTATAGTTGTCACACTACCAACCGATGCTGTCACACTGAAGCCTGTTTCTATGATCAAAACATTTGGGTCAATAAGCTCTGCTGTGCCGACAGATGCTGTGACAACAATACCTGTAAGGGAAACACTCACACTTTCCGGCACAACGGCGCTGCCTAAGCCAGTCGTACCGCTCACACCTGTCAAAACGGCACGCAAACTTAGATCAATAGTTTCGTTACCTAGTCCTGTGGTGCCGGCAACACCTGTGGCCGTAACCGTTTCATTGAGAATAATACTACCGAGTGCGGAAGTGCCGGCTAACCCTGTAACCGCAACAAACTCAGGTTCACCAAGTGAACTGAAGCCAGCATTTGCAATCGGGTGAAAGCCGAACATATTTAGCCGCCTTTACTGACAAGTTGCCAGCCTGTACCCGTCCAAGTCAAATCGTACACACTTGTGTCGTATATGGGCGGGTCTGCTACATCTATATAACCCAAACTAGCTCTATGCTCATACACCGCTTCAGCCGTTTTGGTAAGGCCAGTGTTCGCATCACGATCACGGAACGGTAATTCTGCGATCGGATAAGTGCCGTTTTTGCTGTACATCACCATCAATTTGACTCTCTAAGAAACCGTGAATGTGAAGTCGCCAGCGGTCGAATAGGTGGTAGTCGTACCGCCTGCGATGACAACTATCGCGCCGTCGTTGCCAGAGGCGTTCTTTCCGCCGCCGTTGCCCGTATTTGAACCGGGATAGTCCGAGTCGCTAGAATTTGCGACCGCGCCTCCGGTTGCGGAATTACTGCTTGCGCCGCCTGTGCCGAAACCGCCGTTGGTGTTTGTTGTTGACGAGAGACTGTAAGAACTGTGACCACCCACATATCCTGACCCGCCTCCGCCATCGCCGCCGTTGTTTTGGGCGCCGCCACCACCGCCGCCGTAGTAGCCCCCTCCGCCTCCGCCGCCGGCGCGATTTCCTCCGCCCTTATTTCCTCCGTTGCCACCTTGCAGCGCGCTACCGGCTGTAGCGTTTCCTCCGCCACTTGCGCCGCCCGCCGATTGCGTGCCGCCGCCGCCAAAATTGCCGTATCGCCCGGTTCGTCCGCTCTCGCCGCCCCCCCAGCCGCCGCCGCCATTGCTGTTACCTCCGTTGTAAGAGGCTCCGCCGCCACCGCCGCCGGCGATAATGATTGCATTCGCCTGGGTTCTGCCATCGCTCGTAAACACACCACTGAAGCCGCCGCCGGCGCCTCCGTCTTGCTCTTCTGCGTAGCCAGCACCGCCGCCGCCATACGTCCCCGCCGGGATTGCTTGATTGTTTCCTCCAGCGGTGTGAGGGCCACCAGACCCAACGGTCAGAAGAAATTGTGTGCCTGTAGAAGCTGTGAGGGTTCCTTGTGCAAAACCGCCGCCACCGCCAGCACCTTCGCGCCCGCCACCGTCTGCCGCCGTCCCGCCACCGCCGGCCCCCCACACTTTCAAAATAATCGTAACGTCGGTCACAAGACTTGGCCAAGTGCCGTCCTTGAAGGCGTCTTCGACTGCGGCACTGTTGAGGTTCCAGACTGACGAAAAATTATAATCTGTCGCCGGGTCAACATTGCCGATTAGGCGAGCCATCTTAGGATAGTTCCTCGTAGCTAACTACCACCTCCAAGTCGTCAGCGGCACTTGCTGTTGCCACAATCGAGCGATCTTCTTCCAGATAAATCGCAGAGTTCTTGTCAACAACAACCAGCGTTGAGTCTGCGGGGACGACGACAGTTTTTGCGATGTGATAGGCTGTGCCGCCACCTGATGCAGCACTGTTTACGCTGAGTGTGATATCTGCGTTGTTCGTGCCATCTACATTTGCAACATAGATAACATTCACCTTAAACACTTTGTTGCTTGAAGCAGCGTTGCTCAATAAGGTAGTAGCATTTGTGGTTGATAAGTCTAAGTAGGAAGTTTTAGCCGTGATTGTGGCTACATTAACAATATTTGGTGCACTCATAGCCTAACCCTCAGCCAAAAACGATTGCCATCGCGATTGCTTTACCCATTGTAGCAGCACCTAAATTTGATAATGCCGTTGCTGCATCACTTGCGCCTGTACCACCATCTGCGATGGCCAAATCACCTGCTGCAATCTGCCCACCAGAAGTGACAGATAAGGCACCAGCAGCCAACGATGTAGGCAGCACTAAATCATATGTCGCACCGGCAGAGTGTGGCGGACTAGCAATAGAAACACCATGCGAGTTTGACTCGCAGTTCAACATAATTTTGCCGGCGTTTGTGTTGCCCCGCACCTCAAGGAAGCCCGTGCCGTTTGCAGCGACCTGCACATTACCGTTGGTGTTAGTGGCACTCAGCTCATTTGCATCCAACTTCAAGTTGTCTATACGAGCATCGGTGACAGCAGCGTTTGTGCCAAGCGTGATGCCGTCTACAGCACCACCGTCAATATTCACGCTATCCGCAGCTTGTGTAGCTATTGTACCAATGCCGAGATTAGTCCTTGCATCAGCTGCATTACTCCCACCAGTGCCACCGTCAGCCACAGCAAGGTCTGTAATGCCACTGACTGTGCCACCTGTGATAGCTACGCTAGTGATGTTGACAGCACCAGCAGCGTCTGCAAACACCGCTTTGCCAGCAGGGTAAACACAGAATACATCTTTTGTGCCGGCAGAAAAGTCTGTGGCTGAACCGTTATTACTGCTCGCTAATACAGCGGTACGGGTCAGTGTCGTGCCACTAGCTGTATAAGTGCCAAGTGCTGTTTCCCACTCATCGGCTCCGCGATGCACAATCGTAAAATACGTTGTGTTTGAGTTGCCGACTTCGGTGAACGCATCAAATCCAGTCACAGCACCGGCGAGTGTGATTGTACCAGTGCCCGTGGTAGTGGATGTTTCGCGTACACGATCTTTGACTACAAGTGCCATGTGTTTATCCTACGCAATGCGGATGATAGCGCTCGATGCGTCAGCAGTGGGAAATTGCACCGTAAAATCACCAGAACTTGCTGTTTTATCACTGCCAAAATCAAGCACACACACCGCCGGGTCGCTAGTAGCATCTTCGTTGAAAATGAGTGCGCCTCGTGCTGTGATGCTCACAGTGCTAAATGTAAGGTCAGCAAAATCAGTTAACGCAGTTGTGCTTGAGCTTGTCGGCGTGACATTCGTTAGCGTGCCGCCTTTTGCGCTATAGCCACTGCCACTCACTTCCTCAGAGGTAGTATAAGCGGTAGTCGCTGCATCAAGGTTTGCGCTGCTAGTATAAAGCGCCAGCTTGAAAGTGTCGCCACTGCTGTTGGTGAAGTTGTGCACACCTTTCAATAACTCAACCTTAAACGAGGTGCACATCGCTTGCGTGATAGCCATTTATATTCTCCTTATGAGTTCTGCTAAGTCATCATGGCCTTGCTGCTTGAGCAGATTATAAAGGGTCGTTCTATCCGAAGCGACAGCCTGTTTCATGTAGTAGACTAAAACATTCCGCAGTGTATCGCAATATGCCCTAGCCTGCTGCTGTATCTCGGGTGGTGCAGAATCAGATACCTGCATAATTTTGTTCAGGCACATCTCAGCGATATCTTCTACTGAGTGCCCTTTGTTTGATGTAGTGGCTACACCAACAGGCCCGACGTTGGCAGAAACTTCAACACTAAACATCAGCTTTTTTGCCTCATCACCAGGCCCATCCTGTATGCATCTGTAACTTCGTCTGCTTCGCCAAACTCTTTCAACCGCGACAATGCTTCAGCGTAGCGTGCCTGATAGTTCTGCAACACATCTGGTTCGCCTTTCATGAAGGTATAGGCTTCGTACAGAGTAGCGTACAACAACGCCAGCGGCGCATTTGTGCTCAGCCAAGTCGTGCCACTATCACCTTGCACAGTCAACGAATCAGGCTTGAAGTAGTAATGCAGCTCAGTTTCGTATGCCTGGTCAGGCGTAGGCGCTACAATCAAGTTACGATTGTCATACTGGGAATAGTATTTTGGCGTGCCTGTAGTTGCGCCGTTTGGATTGACTGTTTGTATGAACGTCACGTTTTTGCGCAGCAAGAACTCTTGGCGTGAGTTGTTCAGCACGGTCAGCGAAAAAGCAGCCAAAAAATCTGTGGGAAACACAAGAAACTTTTGGTTTGCTGTAAACGCACCCAAAGCATTTTTGCGGAAGATGGATAGCTGCACCTCTGTAAAGATGCGCTGCTCTGCGTTTTTGATGAACGTGTTCAGCTGATTTGTAAACGTAGTTTCGTTGTTTTCGGTGTAGTCTTGCACCGCTGTTTTCAGCTCTGCGAACGTAAAACTCATGATATCACCACCGCAACAACGCCGACCGAAGTTAGCCCAGCAAGCCCCTGCGCTGCGCTCGGCCTAGGAAATATTTTACCATCGCCTACAGGCACCACTACAGGTTCTTTACGATCTGTACGTGGCTCAAACAAAGCCTGTAAATCAGGTGGTGGCACAAATGGCTCAAGCTGCGGTGCTTTCACCTCGTAACATTCTGGGCATACTTTCAAACCGTTCCACTCTTTGCGCAGCTCACGGTATCGGTACTGCTGACCACAACGATCACAGATGCCAAGTGCAAACTTTCCTGTGGCATACAGTGTGCTCATACGTTGATAAACCCGTAAAAGTCTTTAGCAGGAATCAAACTCAAACCGGCCCTATCTCTATCCTCTGCGGCTGCGCGCTCAAACTCTTCTTCGTATTGTGCTTTTAGCAATTGAGTAAGCTGCGGGTTACGCTTCATAGACAAATAGTAAGCCAGCCCTGCTGTTAAGCACGGATAGAACCGAAACGGTACTTCTGAATCGTTTGTGTAATCATCAGCATCGTCAATGCGCGTAAGCCGATCATATACAAACTCAAACACCTCTGATTGGTCTGGCGTAGCCCAAAACCGTATCTGCGGCGTGATCTGCCGGTCGACGTAAAACTGCGTTGGCTGTGCTTGAGTCAGCTTATTTGTCAAGTTCAGGTATTGGTCACGGCTGATGCGGTTCAAAGTTGTATCGCTCTGCGTAGTCGCACCTGTGCTTTGCCGCAACACGCCGGACAACACATCAATTGATGCCTGAACGTTTTCAAAGCTCAGGGCGGTAGACAGTGTTGTTGTTGCACCACTCGTCGCGCCAGTGAGCGTCTCGCTTGCTGTAAACGTTCCAGACGGCACCGTAAGGGTGAGTTGTGTGGCGCTGGGTTTTGCTGTCACTTGCGCTGTAGCAGCACTCGAGCTGCCTGTTATAGTTTCGCCGAGGGTAAAGCTACCGCTAGCAGCAACCGTAGCCACAAGGTCTCCTAAGGGGTAGGTATTCACACCTGCTACTAACTTCAGCGTCTTTTGTTCAATAGTCCACCTGTTCAAACCACGGTTGGCCCAATCAGCAAACAATATGTTTAATGAACGTTTTGCAGAATCAAGGTCGTAGCCGGTGCGTGGTATAACACCACAACGCTCATAAGCCTCTTCAATGTAATCAGCGACGTCTAACTGAAAATTTTTTGATTCTGAAAAGGCCATCTACTTACTCATCTTGTGGACGATGAAGGTTATCAAAAACCTCATCTGTATCACGATACTCCTCGCTTTCGGCGCTGAACGCTCTGTGCATCGGCTCAAAATCAGGTCTGTCCTCACCTAATGCAAAAAACGCTGGATCATAAAGCTGACTCCTGTTGTTAGGTACGCCTACTATATGTCCAGTGTCTAAACAGCACAGATGCGTGATTTTATTTTGCCGATGGTCATCCGCATACATGCTGTTCATGTAATCGACTGAAAACCAATATCGCCCTGGAACCTTGATGCCTTCAATAAGTGCAAACATAGGCATGTCTGCAAACATATTAAAACGAACCACAGAAAACTCAAACGAACTGCAATCCCAAGGCTGTATTTGGTAATCAGTAAAATCGTCCTCACATTCTTTAGTGACAATAGCCCTTAGAGGCATACGACTCCAACCGTAACCCCCAAGACCCTCTTCTATGAAACAAACTTGGAAGCTCAACTGCCTACCCATGTAAGCAGTCACCGCATGTACAAAACCCTGAAGGTACTCGCCATGCCCACGTTTGTTTCCAGTAGTGTACTCTTTACGGATTAGTACCCTTTTAAAAGGTATATTTTCCGTCAGGAGCGCCATTACATCTTTGGCTTTTTAACCATACCCCCGCCACGCATCTTCATGGGCTTTTTGGCTTTGGCAGCCGCAGCAGTTTTTGTGGCCGGCTTTTTGGTCATCTTCTTCTTTTTCAGGAACTTTGCGAGTCCTGCAGGCATCTTACCAGGCATAGCTCTTCTCCCTTTACCAGGCTTTGCACGACCAGTAACGCGCGGAAAATTTGTCCTTAGCAGTGTCACAATTGTGTCTCGCTCTAAAGTTTTTCCGCCGCCCTGGTTGGTCCTTTTTGATGCTCATGTTAGGATCACCAAACCGAACCAACTTGACTTCTTTCCCCTTCTTGGCAAGAACAGCAGACTTTTTCTTGCCGCCAGGAGTGCGCTTTGGCTTGTTATACCCAGAAAACGTTTCGCCACGATATTTGATGCGGCCACTGGCAAGCCTCTGCACATCCTTAGTAGTCGCCATCAGGAGTACTCTTTGCGAACCTGAAGTACGACAGTGTAGGTATCCGCAGCAGTATGCCCGACAGTAGTGAACATAATGTCACCTGTCTTGCCGCTGCCGGCATTGTTAGTCAGCCCACCAAACGATGTGTAATCGTGGTAGCCGCTTTGGTTTTCACCAAGCTCGATGCAGAACACATCAGTCGACGCATCAAACAGCAACTTTACTTTCATTCCGTTGCACTGCCACCAAATCTTTTCAATGGTAGCACCCGAGCATACAGTGCCATCAGGCAATGCAGCTAGGGCAGACACATCAACTTTTTTGACAGCAGATTCACCAGAACCGTCAGACACGTTGGTGAATTTTAGAACAGCCGTCTTCTGCCCGTCGATGATTGTTTGCGAAGTGACTGCATCTGCCATTACTTACTCCTTCAGCTCACCGCGCAAGATCATCGCCTTACGCGCGGCACTTCCAACAGGAGGCAGGTCAACAGCAGCAGCTTTTTTAGCCTTCTTTACAGGCTTCTCTTCTACCCAAGCCTCGTTCTCAGGCGTATTGGGATCATCGGCAACATAGTGCCCTGCCTTTGTCCTGGCTCTTTTACGTTCAGCCATTATTCACTCCTATCGCGTTTGGCAAGCGAACAGGTAATCAATCGTAGCTGACTTGGTGCCCGTAGCAGAACCAGACAGTTCCATAGCGCCGATGGCCAAGTTTTCATCGTCCGGAATGTTGTCTGTATGCGTAGCAACCAAAGCCCGGTTCACAAAGAACTCAACCTTACCTGTGCCCGTGACATGGAAGCCAAGGGTTACAAAGGTATCGTCGCTGATGTCAATACCGGAGTCGGTGGTAGTGGCCGTGCCATTTTTTTCCGTGACGCAGTCGATGTTGGTGTCACCATCATCAACCTGGAACACAATGCGGTCAGCAGCGGTCAGCATCGCTTCTGGGTTCGTAGCGAAGTTTACCGTCAAGCCAACGCACAAATCAATCGCGCTGCCTTCGCTGTCGCCGACTTTAATTTTAGTTTCAAACCAAATGTCGCGGCCAGCCGCCACTGCAAAGATCTCGTTACCTTGCACGCTGGCACCATCGTTATCAGTCGTACCGTCGGAAGTCAGCACCAAAGTGCCACTCTCAGCATCAGCACCCAACGCCGCAGTGGCGCTAGAGTCTTTGACAACAGTCCAGTCGTTGGTGGAGTCGAGCGCCACACCAGTAAAGTCATCCATGTAAACCACAAAATCCGGGTTTACGCTTACCGGCAGATTCTCAAACCATTTTTTCGAGGTGTTTTTACCGGCGAACAAAACGGGGCCGGTGAAATGAACAGCCATGTCATACTCCTGTCGTGGCTAGTGTCAGCGTATGCTGTCAGGGTACGTTTAGTTTAGGCAAAAAAAGAGGGGGACACAAGGCCCCCCTCTAATGTGATTAAGCGCCCGGCGAACCGAACACACAACGTGGGTCGCTAACGCCAAAGCTGTAACGCTCCCGCGCTTTGTAACGCACGTTACCAGTATCAAAATCGCCCTCCATAGAGGTGCGCACTGGCGAACGCTCGAAGTGCTTGAACCCGTTCGGGCTGTCGGTTTTAATGAAGAACGCATCCGTATCGGTCAGGTAATGGTTGATTACATAACCTTCCGGTAACATGCCCATATTGCGCATGGCGTTAATGTCATTATCCGCAGTGCCCGGACGCAGTTGCGTAGTGGTCAAACGCTCAGCAACAAACTGCAACGCCGGCGGAACGATCAACTTACGCCCTTGCACAGCGACCAACAGGCCACGCTCATCAATGAACGCAGCAATGTCAATCATGCTCTGCTCGAGCGAAGTTTCGTTAAGGTCCGCAGAAACAGTCAGTTCGTTACGGAAGTTACCACCACCCAAAGTCGGGTGATCAGTAGCACAAAGCTCTTTGCCATCACCAAAAGTAAAGCTGCTATTGAACGCATTGTTCAAAATGTTCGCACCTTTAACGTTTTTAGTGTTTGCCATAGAACGTGCCAGTGCCCGTGTATAGCGAGTGCTCAAGCGGTCGTAAAGGTTGTCCTCTACAGCCTCTTCTGTAATGGCAAAAGCCAGGGCAATGGTTTCGTGCGTGTAACGAGCCGTGAACGACTCATTAGCAGTGTCAAAGGTTACAGCAGCACCCTCGGCTTTTACCGGAGCCTGACCAAAACCAGAGAGCATCACCTCTTCTTCAAACGCGCGGTCAGAAGATTCGGTATCGAACACTTCACTCCACTCGTTTTCGTAGCGGTTGTACTCCAGACCAAAAAGAGCGTTGAGACCAGGCTCAAGCTCTTTCATTAATTGTGAACGGCTAATTGGCATCGCTGATCTCCTTAAATACCAGCACCTTGACCGTTCTGATTATAACGGTAAAAGTGATTGTTGAGAAGAACGATGGCCAACATACCGGCAGCAGTCGTATCAGCATTTGAGGGGCTATCCTCAAAACCAACGATACGCAAGTTCAGCGTGTTGGTGGTGTTCACCGTGCTGACAGCCAGCTCACCAGTGGAGATACCCGTGGTCGCATCGCCAGAGGTAGCAGTCGCAAAGTTCGCGTTGGCATGAATAGATGCATCAGTAGCCGCCGCATCACAATTGATCAGGAACAGCTGATCAGGGTTTGCAGCGACCAAAGCACTAGCAGCCGTGCCAGACTTCACCGAAGAAGTACCTGGCCACTTGTTAGCGAACTTAGGTTTACCATCGAGGTCAATGTACTCACAGCCCATGAAAGCGCCAAGCAACGGGACCGTTCCACCATTCGCATTGCCAACGATATCGATCATACCGTTAGCAAGCGGAATAACCGGAGTACCCTGGAAAATCGTGCTCGAAGTGCCAGTGGTGCCAGCGGTTTGGATTTTGAACTTAGTAACGCCGTTAGAGTTGGTGCCCTCACCAAGCATTGAATACATACGAAGACCAAAAGCGGCATCTTTGTTTGCCATTTTCGGAATCCTTCCTTACATGCTAGGTTTCAGAGTCGGCAGAAGGACGCCTTCCACCGAAGGTGACACGACTCTGCCTATTTGTAGTAATAGGCATGCTCGGGTGCTCTTCCTTCATAAGGTCATTATCAACAGCATCCATTTGCTGTTTTGCGCGTTTTTGGAAATACGCGGCCCGCTCATTACGTGTTTCCACAGGGAAGCGGGCAAGCAAAAGACCACCCACCCCAATAACGCCAGAATGTTTACCATCCTGAATAGTTGGGGCTTCAAAGTCTGGATATTCGTCGGCCCGAACGAGTTCAAAGCCTTCACGAAGTCTACCGGAAATATTCTTTTTATCGTCGATACCCATGACTGATTCACGGATCCAACGATGAACAAACCCTTCCGGTGCGGGCGGGGCATCCAAAGAGGATGGTGGGGTCCAAGGCTTACGGCGAGAAGTGTTGGTTCTCGTAGTGGCGGCACGGGGTGTTTTATCTACCATTACTGGCTCCGTGTTTCTAGCAAAGCGACTTGCTTCGCGTAGTCTTCAAGAGATACACCAAGTTTCTTCGCGATTGCAACCTGGCTTGGGGTGAGTTTGACAGATTTTTTGCCGTTTTTGCGTGACGCACTCGTAGCACGACCTGTAGGCGCAACATTTGATGTACGCGGCTGTGGCGTTTCATCAATCTCCTGCTCTACAGATTGCTCATTCGCAAACTTGTGCGGGAAGTTTTCACGCATGCGTTTATCAATCTCTGAGTAGTATTCGTCACTTTCAGGATTGAAGTTTTCTTCTTGCACAAGTTGTTTGTGGATGCTGAAGGCAGTGAGTGTCATAGGCTCATCTGTGCCAAACCACTCGTTCTTTGCACTCCACTCTTCCGCTTTTGGGCTCGGCTGTGCTTGCTGAGTTTGTTGCGGTTGTGCCGCTTGTGCTTCTTCTGGCTGCTCAGTTTGCAAGCGCTCACGTGCATACTCAAGGCGCTGTGTTTCCAGCGCATGCTCAGACATTTTACGCGACAACTCTACCTGTGCATCAGCATCACCAAGCTCAATAGCTCGTTTGAGCTGCTCGTTCAAAGTAGATTCTGAAACTTTCAAGCGATTGTCATACTCAGTCAAATAACTTTCGTCAGATTGTTTTGCGCGCTTTGAAACTTCTTCATATTGGTTTTTGAGCGATGTAGCATAATCAAGTGCAGCTTTTTCTCTACGCTCAGCTTCGCGCATGCGGCTAGTCAGCTTGCTGATACGTTTTTGTACTGACTCAGAATATTCGTCAGCTTCATTTTTTTCTTTTGCAGGTTCTTCTGGAGCAGCCTCAGCCGGTTCCTGTTCTGGCTGCTCTGCTTCTGCGCTATCTTCTAACTCAATGTTTGCCTCTTCTTCAACAGGCAAATCGTGCATCATTTCTGTGCTCGACATTTTGTGCTCCGTCACATATGGATGATATCGGTGGGGTCAGCAATAGTGGCGATGATTTCATCATCATTGAGGATACGCACCTCACCACCATCAATTTTGAAACGTGAACCTGCATACCGGCCAAAAATCACCCAGTCTTTTTCTTTACACCAGGGTATGCCGTCAAACTTACTTTCATCTTTGTAAGCTAACGGGCCGATACGCAGCACGTACCCACACACCGTAGCCAAAGCCTCGCGCTCAATTGTCTGGTCTGGAAGATATAACGAGCCGTGCTTTTTTTGGCCTTTGAACGGAAGCAACAAAATACGCCAGCCAGTCGGTTGCGGCAGACGGTCAATGGCTGTTTCAGGTAGGTTTGATGGGTCTAGTACGAAGTTTTCTTCTTTGACATAAGCAGTCTCAAGGATCTTCTGGGTCATCGGTAATCCTAACTAGCAGGTCTCTGAGTTCCTGTTCGAGTGTTCCGATCTCTGCAATACGTGCACGCAGTTCACGGAACGCAGTAAAGTCGGCAACTGCGCCGTAAGCCAAAGTTTCTTCGTAGCTAGAGCGTCGTTCCCGTATGCTCTTTAGCAAACGTTCAAATAAAAATAAACTGGGGTCATCAACCATTTTTGTCAATACGCGCCCTTGCTTTACCCATAGCGCGATTACCGAACCAAAATGCAATGATGGCGCTGAAGATAGCCTGTGTTTCACTGTCCCAAATCATCAGAGCAGCAGTCTCAAAGTTCATATCAGGTTTTTGCAGCGCGCTGTAAAGCAACACACCTTTGACACTCGCAAAGGTTATGAAGAAAAGGTAAGTAAGAACAGGGCGCACACTGCCCCTGAGAGCGTTGACAAATGGCCCAGCGTCGACAGATCGATCATGTTCATACAAACTTTTTGTTTCTTGTATCTCAGCTTGTGCATCAAGCTCTTTCAACTTCAGCTCGCTCAAACTCTGCGCATACTTCGCTTTCGCCTCTAGCATAGCTAGCTGTTGTTGATTAGCTTGCCGTTGCTTGAAGTACCCTAGTATCTCCGGAACAATGCTCGTTCCAAAACCCAGTAGGGTGCCAAGCAAACTCAACATTACCGTTTAGCCATCCAAGCTGACATACCCATGTACGCGCCGACAATGCCTGCCAGCGCGATGTACATCGTACTGATCAAACCTGTTAGCGCGGTAATTCTAGTCTCATTGATCAGGGGCGTGCACAAAATTGTTGTCAGTCCTAACATGAACAAAAATGCACCAACTGCGATACGTTTTTGTGTGACGAACTTTATGTGCTCGTCCCATGCTTCCAACTCACCTTCGGTGACGACGCCGTCGTTATTTAGGTCAGCCATTACTTATCGCCCCCTATGTACATCTCTTGCTCATCCGTTTCAAACGGATCAGTTTCTGTAGCATCAAGATCAAGTGCGCGATTGAGGCCTTGAAAAAGACCATATCCGCCACTTACTAATCCAGGCCCGCCCATCGCTATGCCAGCTAAACCTAAACCCGCTTGCAAAGCACCTGAACTTTGCGGTGACAGACCCAAGTAATCACCAATCATACCGCCAATGCCTTTAGAGCCGTAATTTTCTACTAGCTCTTTTGCTAAAGTCATAATACCGCCACCAGTGTTACTCTCTGTATTATCTGGTGCGGTCGGCTGTCGTTCTTCTATACCTAAAGTCGCTTCAAGGCCGCTTTGCGGTGTCATGTCTGCAAGTGGCGTCACCTCTACACCGGAAGGGCCATCACCACTGGCGCTAGGCCCAGTCACGTCAGCCACATCAAAACCTGGGCCGCCCTCTTCATCTGCGTCGCTGAAAAAAGGCACACCATTCATCATCTTCTGGCCGCCATCTTTGCTGACGCCGCCACCCATCGCGCGCAACATGGCTGCCTCGCGTGGGTTGATGTATGCCAAAAAGTGCTCTTGCACGCGGCTGGGTACGGTGACTTTACCTTTCATCACTGCCCCCTGGCTTGCACATTGGTGCGATACAAAGCTAACTCAGCGCGCCGCCTTGCAATATCTTCCGTTGAGTCTATACGCTCGCGTGCGATGTTGGCATTTTGCAACAGTTTTGCCCTGTCGAGTTCTAGCTCCTGCGCATCGTTTTGCGCATTTGCGATGAGTTCCTGCTCACGCAAGGCTAGGTCCTGTTGCTTTAATGCAACAATCGGGTC